ACCGAATACACCCCCGAAGGTCAGAAAGAAGCATGGATGAATTGGTTCGATGAGTTGATTCGCCTTGAAGGCTGCTATGAGTCAGAGACTTGGAATCCTAGTCCTAACTTCACGTGCAAGAAGTTTTGCCCTGTGACAGATTGCGAGTATCATGGCAATAATGGACGTTAGGAGGACACCATGCCGTACGTAAACAAACCCAGACCTTATAAGAAAGAATGGCAGCAACAAAAGGCACGAGACGAAAAGGCTCCGCGTGCTGCTCGGCAACGAGCAAGATACGCGATGGACAAAAAAGGCGTAGACCGAACTGGAAAGGATATTGACCATGCCATTCCGCTATCCAAAGGGGGCACCAACTCGCCCAGCAATCTTCGGCTTAAATCCCCCACAAAGAATCGTTCGTTCTCACGTAACTCAGACCACACTGTCAAAAGAAACAAACCCAAAAAATAATGGAAATTCTAAAAGACAAAGTGTTATTGGTGCGAACCAAGACACCAGAGAGAATCACAGAGACGATAGATGGTAGTAGGGCACTTTCAGAAAACGAGGGCATCCACATGGTTGCCGTCAATTGGAACTTAAAAGAAGCCCAACTATTAGCTCGACTTAAGTTTAAGAAAGTACCTTCCCCTATCGAGCGGGACTATAAGTGGCCCGGCGTGTATCCGCCTATGCAGCATCAGAAAGATACAGCATCGTTTCTTACATTGAACCCCCGTGCGTTTTGCTTTAACGAGCAAGGTACGGGCAAGACCGCCGCCGCTATCTGGGCTTCGGACTACTTACTGACACAAGGTGCCATCGGGCGTGTTCTGATTGTATGCCCCTTGTCCATCATGCAGTCGGCGTGGCAAGCAGACCTGTTTAAGTTTGCAACCCACCGCAAGGTAGGTGTAGCGCATGGGTCAAGGGAAAAAAGGAAGGAGATTATTTCCGCTCCTTACGACTACATCATTATCAACTATGACGGAGTCGAGACGGTTTCCAAAGAGATAGCCGCAGGTGGGTTCGACCTTATCATTATTGATGAAGCCAACGCCTACAAGAACCCGCAGACCAAACGCTGGAAGGTAATGCGCGGCTTGCTAACACCGCAGACCAGACCTATCTGTGGATGATGACAGGCACCCCTGCAGCACAGTCTCCGACTGACGCTTACGGACTTGGCAAACTCTGCGTACCGGACAACGTGCCTAAATTCTTTGGGGCATTCCGTGACCGAGTCATGGAGCAAATCAACAAGTTCAAGTGGATACCGAAACATACAGCCAGCGCAGCAGTACACGCAGCCCTACAACCTGCCATCCGGTTCACCAAAGAAGAATGCCTAGACCTACCTGACCTTGTATACGTAGAACGTGAAGCACCTCTCACGGCGCAGCAGACTAAGTACTACAAGCAGATGAAGGCAAAACTCGCAGCGGAAGCAGCGGGAGAAGAAATCAGTGCAGTCAACGCAGCAGCCAAACTAACGAAACTCCTACAAATTTCTGGCGGTGCGGTGTATGCGGATTCGGGCGCAGTCATTGAGTTTGACGTATCGAACAGACTGCAAGTAGTCAAAGAGGTAATTGAAGAAGCGTCACACAAGGTTCTTGTCTTCGTGCCTTTCCGCCATACCATTGACCTGTTGTATAATTATCTTACACAAAACGGGATTCGAACTGAGATTATATGTGGTGATGTACCTGTAAGTAAGCGTACAGATATTTTCAATCGGTTTCAGACACAACCCGAACCAAACGTATTGATAATCCAACCACAGTCGGCAGCACACGGGGTCACCCTTACAGCCGCAAACGTAGTTGTTTGGTATTCACCTGTAACTTCCATCGAGACATACCTGCAAGCAAACGCACGTATCAACCGCAAGGGGCAGAAAAACTCCATGACGGTGGTGCATATCCAAGGAAGTATGGTGGAACGCGACCTGTACAAGATGCTGAGCCGCAAACTGACAACTCATCAAAGCCTCGTGGACCTCTACAAAAATTCGCTGGACACTTGACACAGTAAAATAACTGCTCTACTATTCACACATCGGGCGCAGACCCGAGTTCTGAGACCAACCAAGAGAGGTTATTTATGTCTGATGTAATTAATACTGACGACCTCGTTGCTGCATACGTGGCAATTCGAGACCAGAAGCAAGACATCAAGCGGCAGATGGAACTCCAAGTCAAGGAGTTGGATGAGCAACTGGAGGAAATCTCCAAGGCGCTTCTGGAAATCTGTGAGAGCAATCAAGCAGAAAGCATCCGCACTGCACACGGGACAATTAGCCGCACCGTGAAAACCGACTACTGGACTAGCGACTGGGACTCGATGTATCGCTTCATCAGAGACCATGATGCTTTCAATCTGCTGCACAAGCGGATTAACCAAACGTCGATGAAACAATTTCTGGAGGAGAATCCCGACATCCATCCAGAAGGACTCAATGTCAATCGGGAATATGAAGTCCGTGTAACTCGCGCACGTAACTCTTAAGAGGTAACCAAAATGTCAAACGTAACCCTGTTCAAGAAGTCGGCTATTCCGGAACACCTGCGCAACATCGGTGTTAACGACCTCACCAAGGCGCTTGCCCCCAGTATCAACAATAGCCCCTTGAAGCGTATCTCCATCCGTGGTCGTGTGTTCCGTCTGGTTGTCAATGGCGAAGAGATGACCAAGAACGAGAGCAACAGCATGGAAGTTGTTATCGTCAATGCCTCCAAGGATATTTCACGGAGTTTCTATGCAGGGGCCTACGACCCGAAAGCCGAAACTACCTCGCCGGATTGCTGGTCGCCGGATGGTGTTAAGCCCGACGCTAGCGTCCTCAAGCCGCAGCACAGCAACTGCAAAGACTGCCCGAAGAACATCAAGGGTTCTGGTGCAGGTGGCTCTCGTGCTTGCCGGTATGCTCGTCGTCTGGCGCTGGCACTCCCTAATGATTTGGGAAATGTCTACCAACTTGTCTTGTCCGCAACCTCCATCTTTGGCACGGGCGACCAAGAACACATGCCGTTTAATCAGTACCTGACATACGTTGTCTCGCAAGGGTTCAGTATCAACGCCCTCGTTACCGAGATGAAGTTTGACAGCAACAGCGACACGCCCAAGCTCGTGTTCAGCCCTGTTCGTTTCTTGGACGAGGATGATTACGCTCAGGCTTGCAGCCTTGGTGATACCCAAGAATGTCAGATGGCTATTTCGGCACCGAAGATTCAGCCCAAGACACAAGCCCTTCCGGCACCGACAAAGGCTGCTGAACCGGATATAACGGAAGATGACGAGGAAGAAGATATTCCTCCGCCGAAGGCTAGAAAGGCGGCTCCCGCTCAACCGGCTATTGAGGCCAAGCCGGAACTCAAGGCTATCCTTAGCAAGTTTGCTTCCAGCAAGTCGCGGGACGTAGACGATGAGTGACACGGACTACCGAGGCTACAGTCAACGGGTTATCGAAGCAAACCAACTCGCTGATTCCAATAGTCTCGGTGTTCGTCTCGGTGCTTTTTGTATCTCCCGGGATATTCCAGTTTTAGATATAGCCGAATACTTTCAAGTATCTAAGGTAACCGTCTACAACTGGTTCACGGGTAAGGTAGAACCACGAAAAGCCCAAGAAGAACGCATCCGAGATGTATTGGAAAAAGCGGGGGTGATGGACTAAAATCCGAGATGTATTGGAAAAAGCGGGGGTGATGGACTAAAAGAGGCCGCTATGGCTATGCGCGAATTACTGGAGCATGTGCTTGGTACAGATGGCTGGTACTGCATCGCTGGCCTTGCTCCAGATGGGGTCGATAAAAAACCGCAGCGGTTCTTCACTCAATCACTTGATGATGTTGAGCCTATTACTACGCGTCTTGTTACCGAAGGGTATAACGCGTTCTTTTCCCTTGCCAAATTCAAAGAAGGCAGGGGCGCTAACGCTAAACGTAACTACGATAATGCTCTGAATAACAAGGCGTTTTGGTTAGATATTGACTGTGGTATTGGCAAACCATATGAAACACAACAAGATGGACTTCTCGCACTAACCGGCTTTTGCGAATCCACTAAGTTACCACTTCCAACAATCGTTGATTCTGGTCGTGGTCTTCATGTGTATTGGCCCCTGACTGAAACGATAGAAGTTTCGGACTGGAAGCCTATTGCAGAAGCCCTTACCAAAACATGCAACAAACATAACCTTCAAGCAGATGCTGCTTGTACTACGGATGCAGTTCGTATCCTGCGTATCCCAGAGACTTTGAATTTCAAGGTGGACCCTCCGCTACATGTAACGGTGGCTAACTGGGCAGAACCCGTGACATTAGAGTTCTTCAAAAGTTGTTTAGAAGAGATAAAGTCAGATTTACTTGGGTTCGGTTCTTTTACACCTTCTTCGCGGCCCAATGAGTTGACCATGTCCCTCATGGCTAACAAGCAGTCAGTGTTCACGAAACTTATTGAACGCACTGCTGAAGGAGA